ATCGAATTCCGTTGTCTGACAAAAACAGGATGTCGCTACTTACCTGGACCGCGGTCCCGGCTGCGACGCAGCCAGTGTTATTTGATATGATGGACACGACCCAATCGGCTGCCGTTGTGGCGTCGTTGGGAATGTCCACCTGGAAGACTCGGCGCTTCTTGAAAACGATGATTCTGTTTTTATAGTATGGGACGATTGCCGTGATCTGGTCTCCGTCGTCTCCGTTCACAACGATGCTGTTCGTGAGATCCCACACCGCGGGGTCGAGAATGTCCGAAGCATAAAGCGTGTTCCTGGTGTCTCCAGCCCCAACTCCAAAAAGCCTGTTTTCGGTATTAACCAAAAGTCTAAGATTCTGAGGTGGCGGACTGGCAGTTGCCGTTGCTGTCGCTCCAGATCCATTCCCAATAATCGTCACGTTTGGGGCTGCGGAATATCCAGATCCTCCCTCGACGACGGTCACGCCTGTTACGACGCCCCCTGCGACCTGGGTAATAAGCGTAGGGAATTGTCCTCCCCACTGTGGTCCTGTCACGATTGCCGTTGCGCTAGTATACCCGGTGCCGCCACTGGTTACTGTGATTGCCCTGACCTTCCCGGCCTGCCTTACCACAATATCTCCATCCCAATAGTGCAGATCGGCGTCGGCGTCTGCCAAATACATTTTGTTATTGAATTGTGCCATCTGTACTTCAACGGCAGAGCTAATAGAATATCCGCTAGCCCATTTTTGTGTACTCGTTCCAAACAGGCTTGTGTTTGCGATCCATGTTGAATCTGCCGGGTGTATTGTCGCACTTCCGCTTGAATTGATGCTGTAGAATCTTCCGTTTGTCACGGTAAGCAATTGCGACGTCGATCCTGTTTCGTAGTACCGCATCCCTCCAATAGACCCTGTCCCGCTAGTTGCCCCAGTAGCAAAACTTGAAGTTCCGACCCTGGTCTCGAGGTTGCCCTTTGGGGAAAGGGTCATATTGTACAACTGTTGAACCTGGTTTTCGCCAAGGAGATCAGACTGCAGTCCGCTAGCCTGGCCTCCGGTAAAGTTGCGAATTCCGTCGAAGGACAAGACTTCGTCTAAATTGTCCTGGAAATATGGCACGGACTAAACCCCTATGTCTGTGATGCTGTATTCGCCCAAACTTGACGGTGTGATGACCTTAATTCCCCCGACCTGGCTCATTTCATACTGAGCCATCTGCGCCAGGTCAGCATTTGCGGTCGACACCACTGCCTGAGCCTTTGCGTACTGGCGCTCCCGCTCAAGGGCGTCTGCATGGGTAAGGGCAAGGACAACATGCTGGACGTGCGGGAGACGCAATTCGTCTGTGATGGCGGCAGAACTCGGAGGAAACTCAACAATATTATTTTGCCTTGTGATGCAAGTAACCTTTTCTATCACCTTCAATGCAGTTGTGCTGGTCGTGTTGAGTAGTGGGTACAAGTCAATTTCGGCAGTCCCAGAAGTATTCCTACCCTTAAAATAATACTGACTCGGAGTCCCGGTCCTGTCCGAGTCCAGCAAATCGGCGTCCTGACTGACAATTGTCTGAAGGTCGACAGACATAAGCTCACTGTCTCCGTAGGCTACGGACAGAGGGTTCTCAACCAGGGAGCCAAGTGACACTGTCCTAGTTGCAGTCGAAACTGAATAGGTTGAGTTTGTGATACTTTCACGCCAGGGGGCAAAGTTCCACACCCGCCTGTAGTTTAGGCTGGCAGACTTCTGCAAGAAGGTAAGCGTATCGGCATCGGTCTTGCCAACCTTCTCGCCTGCGTATTGGGCGATTTCAGTTAGGGTCATTGTTGCCTACGGCTTTGACGGCCAAATCACGCTCTCAGGTATTGAGAAAGTTTGCGGAATATCTCGCAACTGCTGGCGGTATCCTGCCCAAGCTTCTTTGTTTTTCTTGGAATCCTCAAGTTGCGTCCAATCTGATTGGGTTAAAAAACTATTACGTTTTGATCTGATTTCATTCCATTTCTGTTCCGTAATGTAGGCTGGACTTTCCTGTTTCCTAATAATAGTTTGTTCTTTTTCGTAAATCTCGGCCTCTGCAAGTGATTTTTCTATTTCAAAATCATTGGAGTCAAGGTATTTAGTTTGCCCAGTCTGTATGTTGTTTTCAATTCTTGCTATCATAAATTATCCTTCGTACAAGATGTTGGCTGAGCCAGAGTCAAAGGTGTCGGTTCCGTTTGCTGTGGTAAGCCTAATTCTGTCTAAAGTTCCGCTAAGTGTTTTTGATCCCCCGCCAACCGAAGATCCGTTTTCACCAGTATTTACTGCAACATATGAGTAAATCCAAAGATCAAGTCCCATATAAAAGATTTGCACAGCACCACTCTGGATACTATTCGCGCTCCCCGCTGGTATATTAAACCCAGAAGAGACTGTGGTGTAACTACCACCCGCACTTGGTAAATAGGTAGCACCAGACGTATACCCGCTGTTTACAATTCCCGACGATGTTCCTATTTGTACAATTTGAAGGCTGGCTCCGCTTGTGCTAACTTGATTTAGCATTACAGTAATTCTCTTCACCCAACTTGGGATACCAGTGAAATCAATAGCAGTTCCGCTGGTTGTTGCAATAGCAGTAGCGGAAGTAAATGGCTGCGATAATTTAGCAGGAGTAATCGAACCATCTGCAGGAGTAGTTGAAAATGTTCCAGTTGTTGCTGATGTAATTATTCCCTTTGCATTGACAGTTAAGAATGGGATTGCAGAGACGCTTCCATAAGTTCCAGCAGTTGCTCCGCTTGTCCCAAGCGTTCCTGTTCCGTTGCTGATTGTAAAATCACCAGCAAGGGTGGTGGAAAGATTGGTTATCGTTCCAGTTGTGCTGTTAAGCGTAGCAATCGTTCCAGTTGTGCTGTTAAGCGTAGCAATCGTTCCAGCCGTAAGGATGCCTGCTGTGCCAGTTGTGGTTCCGGCAGTAAGCGTGGGGATCAGTGCCGTTGTGATCGTTCCATTTGTGATCGTTCCATTCGTGATCGCGGCCGCAGTCGAAGTTGTCGTTCCAGCAATGAGGGTCGAGATTGTACCGTTAGTAATGTTCGCACCAGTGCTGATCGTCCGGCTCCCGGTTGCTGTCCCATAGGTCAAATTGCCAGAAAGCTGGGCATTTACATACGTCCCACCAGTGAGCGCGTCTTCAAATAGATTGTAAACCGTCGTCCGGTTCGCAGCTATTTGAGGACTACCTATCGATGACGAATTTGCAATAAGCAATAAATCCCCGGTACCTACAGACGTCCTCTCTTCCTGGGTCGAGATTAGCCCGGCATAAATATTGGTCTCGTCAATAAGGTTGTGCAAACCAGCAGACGTGACCGTGCCATTGGTTGCAAAGTCAAAATTGCGATCGAGTACGTTTGCCATATTAAGTTGTAAACCTCATTGCGGTTGCGAAGATTGTCCCGGCTGGGATTGTGCCTGCGGTTGCGCCCTTGCTGTTGACTACATACCTTACAACATTTGAAGCCACAGGGAAGAAGCTGGTTACGATTTGCGTGGTTCCAGTTGTTGATCCGAGAGAATTAATAGATCCAATAACTATGTCTCCCAACTCGGCTCCGGTTAGCAAGAATGTTCCGTTGGTTGTATCCGCCGTATTGTGTGCCGCAACAACAGCGGAACCAAAGGATGCCGTCGCGTATGATACCTTTGTTATGTTTGGACCAGTAGCGCCAATCTCTAAGGTGCCAACTGTGGCAAGACCTGTATTGCTAATCGTAGTCGAAGCAATCGTGCCAATCGTTGCCGTCCCGGTAGACATGGTAACGTTAGTTCCAAATGTTACCGGGCCAAGCTGAAGAGGGATTGTGGCAGTGCTAATCGTTGCAGTGCTGATTGTAGCCGTGCTAATCGTGGCAGTGCTAATAGTCGCAGTACTGATTGTAGCTGTGCTGATCGTGGCAGTGCTGATGCTGGCAGTAGCGATCGTTGTCGTCCCTGTGGAAAGAGTAGTATTGGAGCCAAACGTGACCGGGCCCAGGAACGTGGAGGCTCCGTCCACCGCAAGCGTCCCGGTGCTCTTGACCCCTGTGGTGCATATCTGAAGGGCTGAAACTCCAGCCTCGTCGCCACTGGAAATGGCTCGCATGGTGCCGTCGACAATGTTGCTACCAAACGTCTTTAGGAGTTGGGTATAACTTGTGCTAATTGTCTGTGTTCCAAGTGTAGCCATTAGTGGTTCATCCTGTTTTTAACTAGGTCCCAGGCCACAGAAAGCAGTAGCCCGGCGACCCCAGCAATTGCGAATATCCTGGATCGGAGGTGCTCCAGGGCAGAAACGCTATTTGCCACATCTGCGTAGTT